GAGGTCAAGGGCGAGGGTATGATTCCGCTGAAGATTATTTAAATGCTGGTAAAATTAATGACTTTATTTATAACGATATTCTTCCGGCTGTAAAAAATAAAGTTGAGAATACTGAGTTAGTGTTTGGACCTTTCCTCTTGCCTGAAGAGTTTGCAGATGAGATGTTAAAAGGCTTGAATCCAGACGACAAGACAACATGGGAAGACGTATTAAAAAGATATGGACTTACTGATTTCAAAGGAACAATCGATGACTTACGCGCATATATTGTTGAAGCATTAAGAACGGGATCAGCACAGGAAATACGCGAGAACATCAAGTATCTCAATGAAAAAAGACAAAAACCCACCCAAGAACTTTTGGGTGTTACTTATATTGAGCGACCAGAAGATTACAAACCTGATGTCACAATTAAAGCAGATACTGAACTTTATAGAATATTCCAATCCTCTGGGTTCCAGGGAACAGAAGATGAGTTTTACGAAAACTTTTTCCCTGATATAGATAGGTCTGAACAAATTGCCTTAACAAAAGCAGGCAGGGATGAAGCGTTAAAAACTACAGGTCTAGATCTTGAAAACCCATACGCCTCTCTTGAGACTCTTGAAAGTTTCTTTGATACAGGCACAGAAGATACAGAAGAAACGTCTGAGCCAAGTACAAGTTATTTTACAATTGACTTAGATGAAGAACTACCAGGAAAATCTAAATCTGGTCAAGGCTTCCTGGATGAGTTCACTTCTTTATTTAAGGGATTTGGTTGATGTCTGATAAACGTAAAAAAGCTGCTGTTGCATCTAAACGCTATCAAAAGTCAGAGATGGCTTGCAATAAACCACAACGAGCACCTAAAGGAGATAAGCATAAATATGTTGTGAAGGCGTGCCAAGGGGGTAAAGAAGCTATTGTGAGATTTGGAGCAAGGGGGTATGAAGATTATTTACAACATAAAGACGAAAAACGCAGAGCAAATTTTAAATCTCGACACAACTGTGCAGATAAAAAAGATAAGCTTACTCCCGGTTGGTGGGCGTGCCACTACAATTGGTGACTTAAATGGGTAAAGTAAAAGGCAACACGATTCAGAAAAAAGAATCACAACCCAAGCTCACGAGGCAAGGTCAAGGACAAAATTCCAAGCCTTCTCATGGACGTAAAAAATCCAGGGGGCAAGGCAAAGGTTAACACTTTAATTTAATTAACACTATTATGGAGAGTAATTGCTGTACTTTCCATGGCCGATTTTTTGCGTGCCATTAACATCATCAAAAAATATGAGGGGTATAGCGAAAAAGCATACCCGGATGTAAGCACAGGTTGCGCTCCCTATACTTTTGGTTATGGAACACAGTACTATCCAGACGGTTCTCCAGTAAAACAAGGACATCGCTGTACACAACACAAAGCTCTTGAATACTTGCTTCATGAAGTAGAGCTTATTGATGATGAGCTGACACGTTTAAATCTAGGTCTTGACCCTTCCATGAGGGAAGCTCTTATTTCTTTTATTCATTCCATCGGATGGGAGCCATTCCTTTACAGTGAAATTATTGACGCAATTGAAAACGAAAATTGGGGTCAAGCGGCAGAAGAAATCACCCATTGGATTTTTGATCCGTACCACAAGGTGATTGGCGGCCTGGTAGATAGACGTAGAGAAGAAGCCCACCTGTTTCTCCTGGAAGTCAAGAAGCCAGTTTGTCAGCCCGGTGAGATTTTGCTTAACGCATTCAGAACTTATTCGGGTGCCAAACATCAAATACAGGCGATCAGAAACTTGGAAGCAAACAGCAATCCCTATATTCTGGCAGAGTTCTCAAACTGTTTTAGTAAGGAGCATTTCTTAGAATCAGACATCGACTACGAAGAAACCGATACCGAGTTTGCTTCTTGGGATTAGAATATTTGGAGATCAGCAAACAGAAATGGAAGAGACAGTTCGTCCCCGCGAATTAGAGCTACCGCTTCAATTGCAGTTTGCAATGCGTAAAGCAGAGCTGGAAGCCCAAGAAATGACTTGGGATCAACTTTACGCTGCTCTTTTAAACCTTTATCAGCGCCGTCTGATCGAGTGGGCTGCTGTTAAGGATATTCTTGCTGACGAAAATATTGAACTTGAATTTGATTTGCCAACCCAACTGGAATTAGTTGAGCTGGCAATGATGTGCGAAGGAGATGAAGATGATGAGGATGATGAGGATGACGATAGAGAGTTTTCAGTCTTCTAGTTTTTGAATAAGGCGATTTAAATACCACATGCTTTTTTTAGCGTCTTCCAAAGAGTTCCCCTTGGTCCACATACGTAGCAGATACTTGAGCGTTTGCCACTGGAGAGCGCCAAGAACCGAATCAGGAGCGTGTTGCACGGCATCCTCGATCACGTCAATTGCTTCAAACCGACCAGAAGTGTAATGAGGAGGATGATTAACTGAATCAACTTTTGGGGTGGGCATGGGACAAAACCTATCCGTGCACCCAGAAAAAACAGTAGGTGAGTCTAAAAAGACAATTGAGTCCAGTGTCGAATCTACCGGCTCAAACCACGTCTTTTGCGAGATTGCTCCATCTCCTCCTCGTCCACTTCCCCCAGATCCAAAACTAATGCTTTCGGCTTGGGTGATGCCCCCATCGCAAGTCCCTGTTCCATACTCGGAATGTAACCCGTCATACCACATCGTTCTGCTCCTTCGATTTGTAGGTTTGTGCGCTCACGACCTTGTTGTGTGAGCACTAAACCCCTATTGTACATATCTTGAAGGGGAACGTCGTGCTTTTCGTTGTCCAAAGGCTGACCAAAGTCGCTTTCACAGAGGCAACGATTGATAACTTCGTCATTAATGACAAATTGATTTAAGAATGCATCTGGTGTCATCGCCGCATGCATCATTATTTTCCTCGGGTTTCCTTCATTTAAAATAATATCATGGCAAGATTTTTCGACCCCACATATAACAGTGGACAGCGCTCTGGTACTTCCGGCGCTGAAGTCTCGGACTTAAATCCAGAACAGGCTTACGACACAGATATAAGGCGTCTTGATGAAGAAGAGAGGCGCATTGCTGATGAAGTTGATATTCGCAACATCAGGCAACAAGATCGTGTAGCAAAATTTATGTCAGCAGCAAAGACTGCTGGAGCATACAGACAAAGAGCATCTATTGATGAGCCACAGATCAGGGGTAGGACGCCCAGGAACGAGGCTGTTCTTGACGGTGTGTCTCTACCAAGCCAAGGAGATACTGCCGGGCCTACGGGCGCCGTTAGCTACGCACGCAAGCCCCAGCGATTCTCTGGTACCTTCAGAGGTTTTGCTTAAACCTTACTGAAGACAACCTCTTTGGGTTGATCCTGGTACTTACCCTTGCGCATTTTATAATTCACGTCGCACTTCTCGCCACGGAAGAAGAGGAGTTGACAGATGCCTTCGTTGGCATAAATACGATTAAAGAGCCCAGTACAGTTACTGATCTCCAGTGTTAAGTGCCCGGCCCACGTAGACTCCGCCGGAGTAATGTTAGCGAGAATTCCCGATCGGGCATACGTACTTTTCCCAACTGCAACAACGGTCACATCTTCTGGAAGATCCAGATATTCTTCAGCAACGCCAAGACAGTAGCCATATGGAGGCAAAAGAAAGTATTGGCCCTTCTCATCTTCCAGTAATTCGGCTGGACGGAGAATACTTTGATCAAAATCTTTAGGATCACAATCACCTGATTGCGTGCGACCAAAGATTAGACACTGTTTGGGCGACAAACGAATGTCATACCCATAAGAACTGAGCCCATAGCTCAGTAATTTGCGTCCATTACTTTCATTGATGAGACGATCCTGAAACGGCTGGATCATCCCCCGCTCAATCGAAAGTTCTTTGATTTCACGATCAGAGAGAATGCTCATAAATTTGACTGAAGCTTTAAGATCTTAGCTTGTTTAAATAAGAATGCGACCCATTTCGCCATAGACTTCAACAAAATGTTGCCTGGCATCCTCTACATTCCTTCTGGGCTGCAAAAAGATTGCAAACGAAGTACAAGTCGTACGTGTTTTTATTTCACCAGTGTGGTGAAAATGTTGCGTCAACATTGGACGAGTTCTGAAGATGCAAATGGGGTGATCAAATATGTCCTGGCAATACATAAACATGTCTGGTGCATTAGCAAAATAAATACCTTGCTCAACTTCACCAGATAGCCACTTTCTTTTCAGCGTTCTCCACCAAATGGAATAGCTAGAAGTCAACGTAGGAGACAAACCACGCGTCATTTTCCATCGTTGAGATTTGCTATGCCAAAAATAAGAGTGTTTTGGTGGAAATAAATAAACATTTCCAAACCACTCCTGTTCATTTAATCCGTCTTCAAGGGGAGTGTAGTATTTTTTTGCGTTGACGTATTCATTTGCTTTAGTTGAACTAGCCGGATCCAAATCAACGCCACCCATCACGAGATGAGCAGAGTCAATCATATCCCTTGAGCTGATCCACTCATAGTCTTCAACTAATTTGTTCCCAATAAAAGCAGCCATCAGGACTCAGAGACCTTGTTGTAATCAACAGCAAGAAAACGAATGCCGTCTTTGTCGTTCAAGATGTAACCAGCGCTTTCTTCTGGGTCAATTTTTTGTGCAGCCTGGAGAATGCGCCCAAAAGTTTCAGCAAGATCACCGTTGTTTTCTCGCTCGCACTCCTCTTGTGCACTGTGAAGCTCTTTCAATGTCAGATAAAACATTGATTTCTCAACTTGCTCAGGCTGAAAGCACATAACGCCGGGCCCTTCAGTTTCCCAGAACTTAGAAAACATCTGGCCCATATCGCCAAGGATTAATTTAAGCGTCGTATCCAGCATCTTTGCTTTATCTTGATCAAGCTCCGGACCAATCACAGAGGCAATCAATTTTTCGCGTCGGTTCATTTCTTTATCAATCCTTGACGAACTAGGGTTTCCCGCATTTTAGGTAGCGGCTGGTAGATAACGACAAGTTTTCCGAGAATTCCCCGTTTTTTAATTAGTTTGCCGTTCTCATCCCGAAGCTTATCAAATTCTCCGGCTCTAATCAAATATTCAGCAACACATCTGAGCCTCCGTTTCAAAGGCAAATCTGCGTTGGGGAATTTACCACAGATTGTATCTGGTCCCATGTCCTGGAAAGCCACACGCAATCTGTTTGCTAGTGTCATAGCAAAAGTAGGGTCTTCTTCTTCATAATTTTTTAAGTTTTCGAGGTATCTGCGCAGGATGGGAGTATCAAAGGACCCAGAGGGAGGCAAAAAAATTTCTATTTGCACCGAAAGGGAGGCCGGAAGTAGATCCGTGAAGTTTTCAATTGTTACATCTTCTATAGACCAGCCGTCAAATCGGTGCGTCATCACAACTCCTCTGTAATATCCGGGTCGTCAAAGTCGGGAGTCTTGGGAACAGAGGGGTTGGGGATGTGAGAATCCTTTTCTTCTCGAATTTGAGAGCTATATTTGACAACATCTTTCTCCATAAAGCTCCTGTACCCAGGAATGGTATCCTTTGTGAAGCTTTGGATCAAATTATTCCAAGGGATGCGGATAATCTGTTTGTTTCCACCGACAGGACTGATATTTATGTAGTGTAACCCGTACACCCAGCCAGAATCCGGTCGTTTTTTTCCTGTAAGAATCCAGTTCCTAATCGTCTGATCAGATACGCCCAGCCTTCGGGCGCACTCATCAGTGGAAATGTATTCATCTGCGTAAACTTCAGGATTGATGCGGTCCGTTTCTCCATCCTGGTAGCGTGAATGCCACATGCTTGAAAGGATGTTCCTGATTCCCTTCAATTCATGTGCAATGTCTAGCAATCCTTTTCTTAATCCTTGAGTCATCGCAACAATTAATCTGTTTAGATGCTAGTCTTTTTGTAAACGTTTTGCATGATCATGGAAGAACAAGTTTCCGCTAGCCAGCCCCCGTTGCCACCTCAGATCACACCTGAACAACTTGAAGCAATGAAGGCGAAAGCACGAGAGCTTGCTATCCAACAGACGCTGTTAGAAGAAGGACGTATTCAACGACCCCTGGGACCAGCTCCACAAGTTGTTTACGTTAGGCGCAATCTGACTGTTGCAGAACTTTTATTAATTCTTTGTATTTCAACCGGAATTGTAACAGGCTTTCAGTTCGCATGGAAGGTAGCTTCCGAAAATCTTCCCAAGATTGAAATCAGAATAAAATAAGTTTTCAAAATTGTGCCGATTATAATCATAAGTAACGCACTGGCTTGATATAGGTGTCAAATAGAAGGATTACGGAATTGCCCTCAATTCAGGGCGGGTCGTTAGCAGAGGACGATTTGCTGACGATTGTTCACGTATTCGAAGTTGACCCGACGCTTAAAA